AACTTTTACAATCTATTTAGTAAGTATGCCTACTTATTAACCACTTATTAAAACCATTTTAACTAGTTACTTGACAAATCGTCAAAAATCATTATACTTATTATCAAAAGGGGTAATATATAGATATGAAAGTCCGCTGGCTCAAATATTGTCATGCCTATATACAAACCGGAGACCAAACCAAGTCCGCCAGGATTGCCGGCTATAAAGACGGCCGAAATCTACGCCATTATGCCTCAAAACTACACAAAAGACCCGAAATCCAGGCACAAATCGCTGAATTAGTCGACCAAAAGTACAACTTATCCAAGGATGATGCCGAAAAATTAGTCTTCGATGAGTGGCAGAAGTCTACAAAAGACACCACGAAAGTTAGATTATTGGAGTTATGGCTGGATGTAAAGGGTTATCGTAAGCAACCTGATACAAACATTAACATTACAAACATAGGCCAAGATACCCTCGAAGCAATACGCAATAAGCGGTTATCAAAAGCTAGTTCTCCGACGCTGTTAAGTGATACTCAAGCACAAGAATCAATAGGTAGCTAATGCGTGCTTGTGTAGTTAACATAATACCTATTATATGTACATGAACATTAAATTGTTTTCAAAAGTCTTTTTGTCGTCGGGAGTGGAGGGTATGGCAACCCCCCTGCCACCCCCATTGATGTATATATACTTCCATTTGACCAGCTATAGTATTTTTTGAGATTTGTTAATAACTAACTTTTGAGTATGAGCGATACTAATAATAGCACTAATGATACCAATAGCACCAAACAGCTCGTCGAGCTTTACCTTGAGCCAGAGAAGGGGTTGCTCATGTTCGTCGAGGACTTCATGGAGACCTTCTGCTCGTCGCAGATACCAAAATTTCATAAGGAACTGTATCAGCTTATCAATGAGAACCTGCGATTAGTGCTCGCCGCACCAAGAAGTTTTGCCAAATCGACCATAGTGTGCGTATTTTATCCTATTTATTGTTCGCTGTTTAAGCTGAAGAAGGACATTGTTATCATCTCGGCGTCGGAAACGCTCGCAATCGAGTGGTTAAGGAAGATAAAGACGGAGCTTACGACCAATAAGGCACTCCTGCGGTTCTATATCGAGATATGGGGCAAAATGCCTGAGAGTGACAAGTGGGCGGAAAACCACATTATCCTCTCCAATGGCGTAAATATCCGTGCCAAAGGTGCGGAGGCACAGATTCGTGGGTATAGACCAGACCTGTTCCTTTGTGATGACATCGAAACCGACGAGGGGGTGCGGTCGGAAGATAGACGGAAGCACCTGAAGGAGTGGTTTGAGAAGGCTGTGCTCGGGACACTCGACCCGAATGGGCAGTTAATCATCATAGGGACGATATTACACTATCTATCCCTCCTCAACTACCTCATCGAGACCGCAAAAGACTTCGGTTGGCAGGTTCGGCTGTACCAAGCCTACATCAACGGCATACAAGAAGCCGGACATGAGCTATGGAAGGAAAAATGGCCTCACGAGGCGTTACAGGTAAGGAAGAAAGAGGTTGGGAGCTTCGCATTTTGTACTCCTGCCGAAACACCTATTTTAATGAGTGATTTTTCATTTAAGAAAATTTCAGAAATTAAAGTTGGTGATGAAGTAGTTGGTTGGAAATCTAAGAAAAATAATAGAAGGACTCTCTGCCCTACTAAAGTAAAGAAAATTTGGATTCAGATAGGGTTAGTTCAATCTCTTAAAATGGAAAGTGGAAGAAAAGTAAGATGTACAAAAGAACATAGATGGTTTACTGGACGAGGAAAAACAGACAGGTTTCATAAAGAATACGCTCCAGCTAAGGTTGGTAGTAAACTCCAATTTGTTGTTGACCCCTTTATATATTATTCACTACCACCCGAACTTGATGAATTAGCTCTTTGGTTTGGAGGAATGTTTGATGGAGAGGGTTCTTGTAGCTTAAATCATTCAACTATTTTTATTTCTCAAAGTGAAACCCATAATCCTGTTGTTTGTAAAGCGATTAGGGAAAGAGCTGAAAAATTGGGGTTTAATATAAATAAGTCTACAAATAATAGTTTTTATATTAATGGGGGTATGGAAGAAAAGCTAAGATTTCTGAAGCAGTGTAAGCCTGTTAGGGGTTATAAAATTTTGGCTAATATCTTTAATCAAGGTGGATGTTTCTGTAAAGAAGATGACAGGGTTTTAGGCATTATCCCTGAAGGATTTGAAACAGTATATTCATTAGAAACAGAAACTGGAAATTATGTTGCTTGGGGGTATGCTTCAAGTAATTCCTCGGAGTATATGAACAATCCTGTGCCCGAGGATGCCGCCGCCTTTAAAGAGGATTATATCAAGTATTATGAGACCCTACCCCCCAATTCAGCCGTGATGGTCTATGACCCTGCCTACACCGAGGGTGCCATGTCGGACTATAAGGTGTGTACGGTCATAGCTAAGGATGGGGTGGGCAACCGTTACCTCGTCGATTATGTCCGTACCCGTAACCCGATGGGCGACTATCTCAACCAATCAATCAATATGTACAAGAACTACAAGCCCATGAGGGTCGGCATACCCACAGGTAGTGAAAAATCGTTCTATAACAGCGTAGTCGAGCGATTTACCCAAGCGGGTATATTCCCTGAGTTCTGCGAGATTAAGAACACCGCCATCGCCGCAAGCGGGCAATCGGTGAGGAAGAAGGAAGCGAGGATAGTGGCGTCGTTACAAGGGTTGTTTCAGGCAGGGAGGTACTTCATTAAGCATAGCCATTCCGAAGCTAAGGATGAGCTATTGACCTTTCCCGCTGGTAAGCACGATGACCTCATTGACACCATGGCAGGGGCGGAGCAGATTATCGATGGTGTAGTAATACAGGAGTGGAAGGAACAGGCTTATTATGATGAGGATGCGGAGCCTGTGTACATGGGGGATACCGGATATGGCCTCTAAGGTGTTATTCCTATACCCGAACGTGGGCACGGAGTTGCGTATCCCCCTCGCAATCAGCATACTTATCAGTGCCATAAGGAACGCAGGGCACGAGGTAAGACTGTTCGATAGCACCTTTTATGGCGAATTCCACACGGACAATGAAGCCATGACCAAACTCGGCACACACAAGGACACAAATCTTAATAGCTTGGTAGGTGAAACTAAGCAGGTGGACATAAAGGCCGACTTTGACGAAACCTTACGCCAATTCAAGCCTGACCTCATATGTTGTTCAATCGTTGAACGTAACTTTCATATAGCCAAGTCATTACTATCTGATATAGATATACCTGTATTATGCGGGGGTATCATGTCAACCATCGCTACCAAGTTCATGTTAGAGCAACCCTGGGTGGACTTTGTATGTGTAGGTGAGGGGGAGGACAGTATTGTGGACTTCCTTGATAATAAGCTCGACCCTACCACCCCCAATATCTTCTCAAGGACTATCGCTAACATCATGCGTCCCTTAATTGACATGGATTGGGTTCCTGAGCAGGATTGGAGCGACTTCGATAAGCGTCACCTCCTAAAACCCTTCATGGGCAAGGTATACCGTGGTGGAGCGTTTGAGCTTAGTAGAGGCTGTTTTAAGTCCTGTACGTTCTGTGTCGCCCCAAAATTGAGGCAGGTTCAGAGGGGTTTGGGGAGTTACCACCGCACCAAGACCCCCTCGGTCATGATACGGGAAATCGAGCAGAAGGTCAATGACTACAACCTCAACATGCTATCCTTCAGCGACACCGATTTCCTCGCAGGTGTCCCTAAACGCACTATGGGCGAGTTCCTTTCTTCATACTCGGAAAGAGTCAGGCTCCCATTCACTATCCAAAGTAGTGTGGCGACGCTATTGGATGAAGAGATACTCGCCCTACTTCGTAAAGCCCAATGCTGTGCCATATCGGTCGGTGTAGAGAGCGGTAGTGAGAAGATACAGGCTAGTGTGCTCAAGAAGGTCATACCTATGGAAATGATTAAGAAAGCGTTCGATTTGTGCCGTAAGCATGAACTGAGGGTGACGGCAAACTATATGGTCGGACTCCCCTATGAGACTCCCGATGACATCCGCAAAACCATAGAGCTGAACCGCCTCATAAATCCCCCTTCGGTCGCCGTCACCTTCTTCACGCCGTTCATGGGAACCGCCTTGTATGACCTATGTATCAAGGAAGGCTTTTATAAGTCCTTTAGCCATGATGAGAACGTGTATGATTATCCGCCTCTTAGTATGCCCCAGTTATCGCAGGAGGAGATTAAGGATTCAGTAAGAGAGTTCGTGGAATCGTTTAAGCAATACCAACGGGATTTCTCAATAGTATAGGAGCGTGCGTGCCAAAGAAGAAAGCTACACCCAAGTCCGAGCCAGTAAAGTCTGAGAAGGACACCACACTATTTGACCTGATGGCAAATGATATCAACGCCGCTAAGTCGAATACGGACGTATGGAGAGATAACCATGATAAATGGTACAGGTTAAGATTCAGGGTTAAGAAGTCTAAGACTTTCCCGTTTGCGGGATGTAGCAACCTACGCCTACCTACCATCGAAACCTATATCCGTAAGGCCAAGGCATCTCTTATCGGTATCTATGCCAATATCAAGCCGAGGATGCAGGTTGTCCCACAGAACCAGCAAGCGTTGAACAAAGCCAATAAGATAGAGAAGTTCCTCGACTACCTCGCAGACTACAAGATTATGCTATTGGAGAAGCTAATCCTTACTTGCGACCGCATGCTCGAAAAGGGCATAGGATTGGTCAAGATATGTTGGAAAATGGAAAGCCGTTCCTACACCGAGGAAATCAACCTTAAAGACTTAGGCCAGACCCTCGGCATTAATGACCCGTCCATACTGCTTGACCCATCTGTCCCAACCGATATGCTTGTACAGGGCATGGTTCAAATGCTCAACATAGACACCTCCGAAACCGTGGCAGAGGACAACATGGCCGAGGTTGAGAAAGCACTCGCCGAGCTTAGGGGCGGTAAAGAACAGGTAATCCTTAACCTCCAAGATGAACTCTACAACGCCCCCGATGTCTACCCCTGCGACGCCTCTACGGTCTACACCCCTCCAGACGCAGGTATGAACGTCCAAGACCTCCGTTGGATTTGCCACGAATACTACGAACCGCTCGAAATGCTCGTAGAGAAAGCCTCTAACGACATCATCGACAAGGAAGCCGTCGACTACATAAAAGACGCAAAAGACAGACTAAAAACAAACACCACAACCACACGTGACCGTAGCTACTTACTTGACGCAACTAAAGACGAGAGGGAGGGCATAGACAGGATAAACAACCCCTCGCACCTTGTGAAGATTTGGGAACACTATGCCTACTACAATCCCAAGGAGGGTGAGCCTGAGCAGAAGTGGCAGTTCATATTTGCCCCTGAGTTCCAGCTGACCCTGAAGAAACAAGTATTGCCCTATGACCATCAGAAGTGGCCTTTTGTGCGATTTGCCACAGAGATAACGGATGACAGGTGGTTCAGCCCAAGGGGTTATGCCCAGCACCTTGAGGACTTATCCAAAGAGATTGACGCCCAGCATAACCAGAAGCTCGATAACCAGACTATCCGTAACGCCCCGATGTTTAAGTTCCGTAGTGGTATAGTCAATCCCAAGCTCGTCCGCTTCATCCCCGGTCAGGGTATCCCCGTCGCTGGCATGAACCCCCTCGACGACTCCATTAAGCTCATGGACAATACTAATGCCAATAGTGAGTTCTCCTATGAGCGTGAGGAGATGATACTGAAGACCACGATACAGGAGTATCTTGGTCAGGTCGACTATAGCCTACAGTCTATGATTAACAAGCGTCAACCCCGCACCTTGGGCGAAGTCCAGATGCAGGCACAGAATGCTAATCAGGTGTTCTCGCTCGATTCAACCATGTGGACAAACTCAATATCGGAGGTATTCACGCAGATACTTGAGTTGTGCCAGCAGTATATGCCCGAACGTGTATTCGCCATGGTGGTCGGTCAGGATGACCTTGAACCGCTCCACCTGACCCGTGATGAGATACAGGGCAAATACCATATAGTCTGCCGTGGGAACGACATGAATACCAATCCCATGGTCAAAGCCCAGAAATCGCAGATGAGGGTACAGTTGCTTATCAATGAGATACTGCTACAGCTTGGCGTAGTCAACCCTGCCAATGCCTACAATATCCTTAAACGCTATTTACAGGATGATGGTGAGATTGCATGGAAAGAAATGATAAGCATGCCCAAGCCGCAGAAGCCACAGCCACCGCCAGCGGGCACGATTATTAAGCCCAACTATGACGAACTCACCGACGCTGAACAAGCACAGGTCTTAGCGAGTATCGGTGTCCGACCCGACGCCCAAGGACGCATGCTCTATCAGGAAGAAGAACTTAAAGCTGGTAAGCGTGAGGATGAGATGAACCGCCACCAAAAGGGCTTAGACATAGCCAAATCAGTAATGGAGATGGAAATTGCCAAGAGGAAGGCCAAGAAAGAAACTAGTTCCGCCGCTCGTTAAGCCGATTCCGCCAGAGATAGCGGAACCGCAAGGGCTTGAAGGTTTCATACAGGAAGCTAATGAAGTCCATCAGCTTACCAATATGACTGGCTGGCATATCCTTAAGCGTGACCTTATGAGCTATCGTGAGGGTATCGTGGCAAGGTTGGCTTACATGAACCCCAAGCGACCCGAATTCAACGAGCTAAGAATTCATTTCCTTGCGGCGGATAAGCTAGTATCAATGGTGGAGGACTACAAGACCAATCGTGATAAGGCAGAGGAATTACTTAATAAGCTACTTAATCCTGATGTAGCAGTTACATTAGACATCGACAATGAATAGGAGGTGATAGGATGGGTTGTAAAGGTAAGAAGAAAGCTAAGAAGAAATCTCGTAAATCTTAACATATCCCCGCCCCGAGGGTCAGATGGGCAAGGAGTAAGTAATGCCAGAACCGAATAAGGACGTAGCGTTAGACTCGTCCCCTAACCCAGATGTGGAGCTGGACAATTCCACAGCAGTAGAGGGTGCACCAGCCGTAACTGAGGATTCGACCCCTCAGGCACCCGCCCAAGGAGATGGTCAAGAAGGTGTCCCGTCCACTCAGGACGTTAAACCCGAGGTAAAGGACACCCGACCGATAGACAATGTCGCTTGGGAAGCAAAACGTAAAGTAGATGAACTCCTACCGAAAGTGGATAAGATTCTCGAACACATATCTACTGTGGGACAGGCACAGCAAGCACCGCCGCCGAAGTATTCAAAGGCAGAACTTATGACGTTCGCCTCGGCTCCCGATACGCCCATACAGGATAGACGATGGGCTTATGAGGAAGTCGAGAAGATAGAGAAAGCCGAGCGTCAGAGGGAACTTCAGGAAATCATGCGTTCTACCCAGGAGAAAACCGAGGGCGAGACCAAACGTGCCCAGAGTGCTCAGTGGGTAGCACAGAATTTTCCTGATATGATAATCAAGGACTCGCTTGGCAATCCAGTAGGTTGGAACCAAGGGCACCCTGTCCTGATGAAAGCCAATGAATACATGGGACGAAGCAAGGAACTTCAAACCAATCCTGAAGGTCTTGTTGCGGCTGTGAAGATGGCGGCTTTTGACCTGGGAGTTCACTTAACTAATCAGACACAACAGAAGCTATCCAGGACAACCGGACAGCTTAGAAAGGAACAGAAGAAACAGCTTGTCAGCTCAGGTGGGACAAGACCTGTCGAGAATGCTCAGCAGTTGGCGAAGAATAAGCTTGCTAAGTTACAGGAGGCTTATAAGGTGGCTCAGAAGAATCCTAACAATTCCCAAGAATCCACCAAAATCTTCGCAGAGATTGTGAAACTACGGGGTCTTAACCCCTTCTTCGGCGGATAAGAGGTTTCTTTACTAACTATGATTTGGGGAACTACAGCAAGCACTGGCGGTACTCGGGAAGATATTCTTGACCTCGTAACACAGGTCAGTCCTGAGGAAACGCCGTTTCTCTCACGTCTGGGAACCAGCAAGGCAGGGTATGTGTATCACGAGTGGATTACAGATGCCCTCCATTATTCTGCTGGCTCTGGAGATTCATGTGTAGAAGGTACGTCAGCGACGCCTTATGCTCTCTATGATAAGACCCGCTACTACAACTACACCAATATCTCTGATAGGGTATTCGCTATCAGTGGGACGGAAGAGGAAACCACACACGTTGGAGTAGACAGTGAATACTCCTATCGTTTGGAAATGGCTATGAAAGAACTGAAGATAAAGATGGAACGCTTATTGCTCGGCGGTTCAGCCCTCTCTGCTGGTGGAACAGGTTACGGCAGGACGATGGCTGGTGCGTTCTATTATGGCGTGAACTATGGTGTTTGTGCCCTGTCGGGTGTGGCTTCAACCTCCGCCCTTACAGAAACGAAGTACAACGACCTCGTGGAAGATGTCTATGACGCTGGTGGGAACCCGAACACGACTTATGTGAACGGCTATCTCAAACGTCGGATATCCTCGTTTGCCACTCCCAATAACAGGACAATCAATATGACTCCTGATAATGGGCGTCTTGGCGGTGTAATCGATTTCTACACCTCCGATTTCGGCACGCAGGAAATTGTGCTCGACAGACACATAAAGGGTCTTGCTAATGGCGAGCTTGGTGCTGGCCTTATCATAGACCAGAGCAAGTTCAGGGTAGCTTATCTGAGAAAGCCCTTCACGAATCCTCTTGGAGTAGATGGGGATAGGCGTCGGGTCCAGATACTGACTGAATACTGCTTGGAAGCTCTCGCTCCTACCCAGATAGGTATTATGTCTGGTATGGCAACTGCGAGTGTGTAAGTGAACTAACAAAATAAATATCCTTATGAAAAACAGACCTAAATGTAAAATTGATGGTTGTAATAATGTAGCTACTAAGATTTATAATAAAAAACATAAGAAACAATA